TTAGGCAGGAAAGACAAAGCACCACGATTAATACAAGGAGCTCAAGCAGAGTTTATATGTATTGTTGGACCATGGATAATGGCCTTGCAAGATCTGCTTAAGCGTCGTTGGAGTGCTGATAATTTTATTTGTTTTACAAGTGGTGTTTCAGCTGAAAAAGCTGCTAAGCATGTGGTTGATGGAGATGGGTCATGGCTTGAGGATGATCTTGGCAAGTTTGACTCGTCTATCCGACGCCCATGGTGTGAATTTGAGGTTTGGTTGTGTGCTAAAATGGGTGCTCCAAGAGCCGTTTTAGATTTAATGCAAGCTAATATCTCAACACATGGTTCTACGCATCATGGTTGGCGTTACAAATGTGATGGTACACGTAAAAGTGGTGACCCTTACACATCATTAATGAACTCTATTATTAATGGTTTGTCACATTTGTATTTGTATTGCAAGTGGACAAATAAAACTGTTGAACAAGCAAGGTTATCTTTAAGGATGCTTGTTCAAGGAGACGATAATTGTATGCGTCACTCTGAAACTGTCGAATTTCCATGGAAAATAGGAATGGCAGGCTTGGGGTTTGATAGTGAAGCTATTTATCGTAAGCATCCGTATGAAGTTGAATTTTGTTCTTGCCGCCTATACCAGACTGCAAGTGGTGTTTGGGTCTTTGGCCCTAAACCTGGTAAAGTATTAGCCAAGTTTGGATATATTGTTAACCCCCCTGAAAATGTTTCACGGGAATCTATGTTGCGAGGAGTCGCCTTAGGTTTGAAAAAAGGTTGCAGTTTTATCCCACCTATTAATTGTGTAATAGAGAAGGTTCTTGAAGAAACTCGAGGACATAAAGCATACTTTCAAAGGAAAGTTTTTGCTCCATTTGCTGAAGAAACCCTTAAGATTGATAAATACCATGAAGCAGGTATTGAAGTCATGTTGAATCTTGATATGAATTATCAATGGGATTTTGGGTTGCAAATGAAATTCGCTAGTGATATCTCTCGTTTATCTTTAGGAGATGAAATGAGTGGTTATTCTCAATTATTATATGATAGAGACACTAGCGGTCCACAGTCCATATTTGGTGGTTGGTCGCCTCAACAGCGTCCATCACCTATAGGTGCGTAATTGTTACGCACAAGTGTTGTCCGACACACTTGCCACTCACAAGTGTTGTAATGCGGCTGGTTTATCCAACGGTTCCAAGCCCGTGTAAACGCAGAGGACAACACTGTTACCCGTTGCTATTTGAAATTGTAGTTATTTCTAGATTGATGTAACCTTTAGCAAGTCCACATTATGCCCTGAAGATTACGAGGGATTTTAGCACGGAAGAGCGACCGATTCTAACGGCACTATTAGCTAGGTTATAGTTATTGAACCTGCACAATTCATGCCCGAAAGGGAGTCGATACTGTAGTACCCAAGTAACCCCAGGGGGCTCTGCCACTGTTGTAATGCGGCCGTAACATGTTCATGTGAGAGAAGTGAAGCTGAGAACACCACTCAGTGTAGCTCGTAGCGCTCTCTATTGAATGTGCGTGTGCGCCCAATAAGCTATGTTGCTAACCCTGGTGTGTGAAGAGAGGAACCAGTCGATGTTTTCGCCCAACATGTCTGCTGTAATAATCAAAGAAAAAATAAAACATAAAAACCCACATAAAAAACAAAATAAAAATAAGGCTAAGGTTCAAGTAACCTTAAGCCAGCCCCGCCGTAATAAGCGTAAAAATCGACGAGGGCGTCGTGGCAAGATGCATCTTGCTACAGGTACATTAGGTAGGATGGGGACCAGAGGTCCACTCCAACAGTATTTATCTTGCTTACGTGATCCTTGGTTTTCTCCTCCCATACGTGTGGGTTGGGGTACCTTCGTTCCTACAGGATTACATACTGCTTGGTATAGAAGTTCTGGTTCATTTGTTGGTACGTCCACAGCATTTACTTT